GGTTCGTCGTATTGGTCGCAGGGCGGTTAGAAGTGGAACTCAATTTGCAATAAATGCTGGTGATAATCCTTTTTCGCATGAAGCGAAGGTTGGAGTTATCAAATATAAGGATGGAAAAGTTTGCCGTTATATTAAGGCTGAAAAGTCTGAAAGTGAAGGTAAAGACATCCGAATGTTGCCAGAAGGTGTTAAGTTTGAAGCTATTGTTGAAGAACAAAAGAAAGAAACTAAATGCACTATTGCTTATTGTGATTTAAAATGTGGAAAATTCCACTCTACAAAAAAGAAGAAATCGGCTGAAAAGAAATTTAATGCCGGCATGACTTGTCATGTTTGTAAAAAGAAGGGCCATAAGGCTGCTGAATGCAAAGATCGTGAACAAAAGGGAAAAGAAGAAAAATCTGTCCCTGTAGAGAAAAAGGAATCATTAGTTAATGGTCCACGTTTTATGACGGGTCATGTTGCTAAATGTGTAGGTTGGGCTCAGGCAGGAACCAAAGGCTTAAACTGCACATTTGTGTGGCAGGGTATTGTAATATGTAAACATCTTTTTGAAAAGAATGATGTTGATGTAGTACATATCACGTATGGTAATGAGGAGGTTGATTTTAAGAAGAGTGAATTCCAAGAAATTGGTAATGATCTTCTTTATCGTCGAATCTCTCAAAATAAAGAATTCAAGAGTGTTCAATTCTTGCGTGCAGCGTTGCCTCAAGTAGGTGCAAAATGTAAAATGTTTGCGTATCTTGATGCTGTTGGTGCTAAGAAGGGTGTTGAAGCTCTTGTTGATGATCAAGGTCATATAAAGTCTGTGATATCCGTAGTGGGTAAAGAGAAGGCTTATTATGATGTGTCGTCACAGGACGGTAGTTGTTCTGGTGCTGTTGTTAATACAGATGGTAAATGTGTAGGATTTCATAATTTTACATCATCTGTGGATACCGGCTTTATTCCAGTTACAAGTGAAATCACTCGTAAAGCTACCGGACATGTGTCAACAAACTAGATCGCCCTCTGCCGGATTTCGATATATGGGCGGGTTGGTATGATAAATACCTAGACCGTGATATTTTTCGTTATTCTGGATGCGGAGAGGGCGATAATCCTCGATCACGCTTATATAGTAAATATTTTGTTAAAAATTATATTGACTATGTAGGTAAGTGCAATCGCTTTGTACCATTTAAAGACCAAGAGATTGTAAATTCTACTTTTGTTACGTATTGTGCGCTTAAGGGTCGTCAAAAACCAAGTGCATATCGTAAATCATTACCAAATCCAGTTGCTAGTTTTCTTTCAGCTTCTAAATATGATAAGGGGCAACCTTTGTTAGATGAAGGAGCGTGGGAGTTAGCTGGTGATTGGACGTTGCGTCATTTCTATCCATTTATGGGTGGGAGTAGCGTACTGTCGCAGGAGGCGACTATATCAGAGCTTGATATGGTCACTTCTTGTGGTTATCCATGGAATCTTAAGTATAAGAATAAAGGGGAGTTCCTTGCTGATGCGAAAGCGTCGGCTGTTATAGGAGATTTCTGGGCTATTCTTGCTGGGGAGAATGTGGATAATATTGTCCCTATATGGACTGTGTCTCAAAAAGTTGAGATGCGCGATATTGAAAAGTTGCGTCTGAATAAGATTAGAACTTTTACTGCGTGTCCCATTGAGTTGAGTGTTGCTACTAACCGGTTGTGTCTTGATATGAACAATCGTTTTTATGCTAGTAACAATAAAACATGGTCCTTTGTAGGGTGTTCTACTTTCCTACAAGGATGGGATCGACTTTATAATCGTCTTTGCATTCATCCGAATGCATTTGAATTAGATGAGAGTGAATTTGATTCATCTTTGTTTGGCCGTGCTATGTATGGTCAAAGGGAAATTAGATGGGAATTATTAGCTGCAGAGTACAAAACAGTGGAAAATGCGAGAGCGTTAGCTGGTGTTTATGATTGTATTGTGCATTCTGTGTGTGTTTTAGAGAATGGTGAACTATTCCAAAAACATACTGGTAATCCAAGTGGGTCATCGAATACTATTGTTGATAATACAATGATATTGTTTCGTTTGTTTGCTTATGCTTGGATAATTGCTTGTCACGATAGAAAAGAAAAACCTGATTATGATATATTCATGGCAAATGTTGAGGCCGCCTTAAATGGTGATGATAATACATTTACTGTGAGTGATCAATATGTATCATTTTTTAATCCCACCGTTATTGGTGAGATTTGGACTTCTATTGGTGTTACAACAAAAACTCCATGTTCTACTTCACGATTATTATCTGAAGTTTCCTTTTTGAGTCATTCATTTGATTTTGATGAGGATTTAGGAATATGGATGCCAGTTCCAGAAACAGAGAAAGTGTTAGCTTCTTTGTGCTTTAATTCCAAGGTTGATGATGTACGATGGCATTATCTCCGGGCTTGTGCGTTACGATTAACGTCGTACGGCAATAGGGAGTGTCGTAGTGTGATTTCTGGCTATATAGAGTATTTAAATGCTCAGTATGGTGATCACATGTATGGTGAGTGTAATGGTATTGATATAAAACATATACGTGGTTTGTGGCGCAGTGATGCTGCTATTGAATCATTATATTTAGGGCAAGAAAGTGTATGCAGTGGCGCGCTGAAGAGCTTGGAAGGATTCATTGATTTGGCCTTCCAGACCTGCGCTGCATAAATTTTTGTTCATATTATATTATTATCTTATCTACAATATGCCGAAAACAGCTGCTCAGAAAGCAGCTCGTCGTCGTCGTCGTCAAAGCCGTGCGGTACGTTCCGTCACGGTGCCAGTTATGTCTAGAGGAAGAGTGAGTCAAATCATGAATTCTATGGGCAAAAAGGGCAAGAAAAG